GTATACTAAGAATTGTTATATTCTCACTATGCAAGCAGTTGGTGGACACCGATTGCACGCCAGTCATTCACTCGGAATGGCTGTAAAGAGAGACAGATCGGGGCTCCCATCGGTTATACCGGTGGAGCATCGAAGACGAATACGAGCGGGCGATAAAGTCATACTTCGTGTATGGCTGTCATGGTTCTCTATCTATAGAGTCCTGACTTTCCCTTCGTATTTAAAGTTGAACACTATAACAGATAAAGGAGTTGAACTTCGTTCAATCTCATGAGAGATGGAAAGAGCCATTTCCTCATTTCTGAAAAGTGTTCTCCGTCTAGAGAAGCATAAAACTTCTCTTCCTGCTCCCTCTTTTAGACCTCTGTCTAAGTCAACACCTTCTATCTTAAAAGGTAAAGAGAAGATCTCGTGAAGTCCACAGGGTATCTTTGCCGGAGCTCGATACCTAATGGGTTCTGAAGTCTTCCCTTCTTTCAAGCGATTATTGATGTACTACCCTAGTGGTAGTGCATTCGAGAAAACTTGGAAGGAGTGTGAAGCAGCAGTTAAACCTGAATCCGGCCCAATTGGAAAATTGGGTCTGAAACGGGAGGCTGCTGGGAAAGTGAGAGTCTTTGCAATGGTTGAGTGTTGGACTCAGTGAATACTGGGTCCACTTCATGACTTTGTTTTCACGAAGTTGTCCAACCTTGTTTCAGACGGAACCTTCGACCAATTCGCACCTGTTCAGTCATTACTAGACGCGGGGAAAACCCGCTTCTGATGTTATGACCTTAGTGCTGCTACTGATCGTCTTCCTGTAAGCGTTCAAGCCTCTATCCTGAATTGAATCTTTGGATTTGATTTTGGTTATGCTTGAGCTCACTTGCTGGTTGGCCGTCAGTATGCGGTACCCCAAAAACCCTCTAAAGGGATTTTGGTGAAGGGCGAGTTGCCGGACTCCGTTCGTTACGAAGTCGGACAACCAATGGGAGCTTTGTCATCTTGACCGATGCTAGCTCTTACTCACCACTTCATAGTTCATTGGGCCGCGTTCCGTAAAGGATACACGTGGGGTTCTTTCTGAGACTACGCAGTTCTTGGTGACGATATTATTATCGCCAACGGGGATGTTGCGGGCTCTTACTTGACCTTAATGGAGCAGTTGGGTGTTGGTATCGGTATTCACAAGTCTTTAGTGTCCCGTAAAGGGGTGCTAGAGTTTGCGAAACGATATTACGTCCAGAATGTAGACTGTTCGCCAGTTCCTTTCAAGGAAATGGTGGCAGCTCTGCACGATTTTGAGAGTAGTACTGAGTTCATAACAAAATATGGGC